ACTGTGTCAAGTGTTACCTTAACATCAGCTTGTTTCAAATATTCAAATGTAAATGAATAGTTCGTTGTTGAACCATTCCCTGTATATGTAGTTTGTGTGATTGCCATTAGTAACGATTACCAGGTATAATGCCCATTTCAGCTCGTTCCATATTAATTTTACGGAGCTGAATGCGCTGTTGGATGTCCGATTGCATCTCAAAATCTAACTGATTAAATGCTGCTTCTTCAGCTTGTTTTTGAGCCTGATTTAACATAATATGAATTCTATCATACTTACCAATAGGAACAGTTTCAGACTCAATACGATTTCTACGTGCTTCTTTTAACTCTTGTATTGTATTACGTGCGTCAGCAGAACGCATAATAGGACCGATAGCTTCTTTAAATACACGCATTTCACCCATAATACTATAAAGTTTAGCCCTCTCAATATGTGTTAAATCAACACCATTGCGTGTTCTAAATGCAGACGATACATCATATTCAATATCATATAAGAACTTTTCTTCTTTAGACATTGCTGGATGTACTTTAAGTGGGGAATATGTATTATAAATACGTTGAAGCATATTGTATTTATTAGGTGCTTCACCAGTAATAGGATTAATAACAGTAGGTAGTCTGTTTGTTTGATCAATTAAACCAATCATTTGGTTACGATTAGCTAATTGACTCATAATATCATTATTAACTTCTTTTAAACCACCATCTAGGATGCGTCCAAATTCATTACGCATACCAGCAAGAGGACCAAGTGAGTTAATTTGACCTGCAACAAATCGGTTTATTGTATATTTATTTGAACTAAACAATTCCACAAGTGGACGTAAAGCAGAAATACCAGCTTGATCAGTTGCTGCAGCACCTAAAATAAAACCTACTTTTTCAAATGCTTTTTCAGTAAAACTTTCACCAAGCATATCAAAGTTATCAGCAATGTTAGCAACCATTGCAACCCAATTACTTAAACCAGGACCAAGTATTTCGTTGTATTCAACACGTGTACCATCATCAAGAATAATTGAACGAGGTTTAAAGTTACTATTTTTTTGACGTGCACGATTAAGTTGACGGTTAAGACTACCATCACCAGTTACATTATAAAGACCATCACCAAAGAACCTATCTTTTAAAATAGAAGTAATGACTGTTCCAACAACAAAAGTGCCAATAGCTTTTCTACCCAGTGTTTTATTTTTTAAATCAACAAGAGCATTTAACTTAGCAACCTCATCCATCTGCTCGATTTTATAACCCCTACTAGTAAGAATATTCTCTACGTGCTCAGGGTTTTCCATAAAGGTTTTTAGAGGAGTATATGCTAAATCATGTATATCTTTTTGGAATGAAAGAATTGGAGCTGGTAGATAATCATCAGCAACTCTTACCATGTTAGTCATGGTTGTAGGAAAAGTTAAAAATGGTGTAAGTCCTGGTACAGTTTTTAAAATACCGTCTAATGATTTAGTATAATTAGATTCTAAGTTAAGAGCAATATCTGAATTATTGTATTTTACAGCTTGATCTACAATAATACCATTACTATCAAACATACTGTTGTATTCAGCATCAGCTAGTTCTTTAATTCTAGCTGGTGTTGCAGCTTCACCAAGCCTCTCAAGCTCACTCATTGCACGAAAACGTGCTTGTGCATTAGCTAAGGTAGCACCAGTCCAACCATCAAAACCTGTAAACAAATTAGGTACTAGTCTAAATACAGGATCAGCAGCCATAGCTTGCATTTCGTCGTATTGTTTGACTAGAAATTTAAATCCATGATTACCTCTTATAGATTCCTGTTCAGCCATATAACGGTATTGATTTATTTTATCCTCTTGTTTAAGCATAAGATCAAGACGTGTTTGACCTTTTACTGAATTAGGATTTTGTGATGCTTTTGCAAACAGCTTAGCAGCATATGGAATTGCTTTTTTCTGAGTATCGATCATAGAGCTATAAGCCATCCAACCACGTTGAACACTCTTCATATCTTTACGTAGCATTGCACCTGCAAAATAAGCAACAGGTTCTGCAATTAAACCACTAAAGTTACCATATAAGGCTTTAGCTGCAGTAGCACCAGAAGACAATAATGAGTTATAGTAATTAGATCTTACAGCTTGTGCAAGGATATTAGGTGCTTCTGGGTTACGATCAATAAGAGGTCTCCACCTTACAAAGCTATTAAGAATATCTTCATTTACTTTAGCAATACTATTAAGGTTACCATCACTTTGTTCGTATAATTCAAGAAATGAATCAAGAATTTCAGGACGATTAGCTTGTAAATACTCCCAGCTTTCAGTAAACTTTTCACTATCTGATTGAATTTGACGAAGTGCTACTGGATAACCTTCTTTAATGTCGTTAGAAATCTGATCCGAAGATTTAAACAAGTTTTTAGCACGCTCACCAAGAGCAGCAAATCCTTTCTTTTGAACAGTAAAATAACGAGTAGAACCAACCAGTTGTTGTAAAAAATTAATCTTATCTAGGATCTGTTCTTGAGCATTTTCAATAGAAATAGAACCACGATTTAAACGCATACCTTCAGCAAGGTCAGCAACTTGACCAGCCATAGACGTTGCTGTATAAGCCTGTGCTTTAGCAACATCCATACTAGTGTAATTCTTAACTAGAGAATTAATACTACTCAAAGCATCAACATAACTATCTTGGTTAAGTACTTCTCCACCGAACTCATTAGTTGATGGGTTTAGTACACTACGCATATCTTCAATACTAGCCGTAGGATCAAACAACTGAAGAACAAGGTTATCACCAGCTTCTGCTACTTCATCTGCAGTTACAGTGAAATCATCAGCAACCATACCAACACGATCAGCTTCTTTAAGTTGTTGTGTCAGACCAATTGTAATCTCTTCTACACCACCAGGAGTCTCTGCACCATACTTAAGAGCAGGACCACTAATAAAGTTACCAAGACGACCATGTACTGTACCTTTGTTAGTTTGAATACGTGCTGCATCAATACTAGCACCAACAATCCCAAAGTCATCTACAGTACGCATTCCAACTTCACGGAACTCATACAAGTCATGTACACCTTTAATAGCAACATTAGGCTCTGGTGTTTTACTCATATTGTAGTAACCAAGCTCATCCAACGCTTCTTCCTGTTTAGCTGCATATTCTAGCATAGCCTCTTCAGGTACTGAGCTTTTTGGCTTCGGACTATTAGCTGCAAGGTACTTAACAGCTTGATCAGATTCACCAATAAGTTTAGGTGGTTTCTTAAATAGTTTACCAGTTTCATCTAAAGATGCAGCCATTTGCCCAGCAAAACCAACAAAAGGAATAAGAAAACCAAGAGCAAGATCTTCGTTAATATTCTTCTGTCGTTTAATATCAGTTCCTTCTCCATCAAGAGTAGCCCAATTATCAGGGATAAAGTCAAATGTTTTAGGAAAAGATTTTTTCAGCATACCAGACATGTTATCGCCTGTTTCATATTCAGAACTAATAGAACCGACAGCAACACTAGCTCCTGCCTCTACGCCTCTAGTACCGATAAATTTCATGAAGGCTGATTCACCTAGCTTAGAGCCAACTCTAGCCTGTCCAGCCTGTCCTGCGGCCATACCAGCACCTTGTAGTAAGATGGTTGGTGCAACAACAGAAGATATTGTACGTGCAGCACTTGCTACTTCATCTTCATATTTAGTAGCTGTAGGAATTTGAGGGATCTCTAAACCCCTCATTAAAACACTAGCTACTTTATTAATAGCTTGAACACCAAAATCAATAATACCTTGACCTGGTGCACTTAAGCGTTCTTTAACTTGTGTATTGGTTTCATCAAGGGGTTGACCAAAGTAACTAAGACGTTGACCAAGCCCCTCAAAATAACCTTCTTCTTGTGTGTCCCCACCCGTAGGTTGAGGTTTCATTTCTTGTGGTTCAGGTTGTACTGCCGTAGCAGGTTGGATAGATTCTTGTTGAATAGCCTCACTCTGCTCTTGAGCAGCTGCCTGTCTTTGATTGATCTCTTCGATCTGTTCATTAGATAGGCTTCGTGACCGTTCTTCTTCATCCATCACCAAATCTTCACCCACATTAGAATAGTCTAAAGGGTCATTCATCTAAATCTATTAGCAATTTGAATTAATTTTTGAGCGTATTCAGGATCAGTTGCGTAATTTTGTTGTTGCAACATCATTGCTGCTTCTTCCAAAGAATTAGCATTATTTACCCCTTGATAACCAGGATAATCTTTGTACCATTTGCTTACAAGATCATCGACGGATTCTTGGGAAGAGCCGTAATTTTTAAAATTAGCCACTTCAGCACGCTCTACACCATTACGAAACTCTGTCGTTTGTTTTGCTGTAGAAGATTCTGCTGCGGTGGCTTTCATACCAAAAAAGTTATTAGTACCAGACAAAGCAGTACCGCCAGCTGATTCAAGAATCATCTGAGCAGCAACTAGCTCAGGAAATTTAGCACCGCTGGTTGTAGCCATGTTAATAAACTCATTAGCATCAGCGCCCATACTTATACTACCACGTGTCATCGATCTTAGCGTCATGCCATTATCAATACCAGCTGTAGAATTTATAGTATTACGTTTGGCTAATATATTACTAGAAAAGTGATGTGCACTTGATTGTAACTTAGCCTGTGCTGGACTTAAGGAATCTAAAGTTTGTGTACTAAAAGTGTTTTCAATAATAGGATGATATTCACCTGATATACTGCTTTTTGCCTTCTGCATTTCATTGAAATATTCAGAGTAAGTAAGTCGTTTTTTATCAGGATTTGATTTGTTTATACTATCAACATTATTTATAAGGTTTATAGAAAATCTTGGTGTACCTGTTTGTTTATATGACTCAATTGTTATGTCTGTTGCTGCTTGTGTCTCTACACTATATGGATACTGTCTTACATCTGCTCCATATTTCTTTAAAGCAAAATCAGCTACTTCACGAAAGGCAACAGGATCCCCTTTTGGATTTTCAATGTTAGGATATACAATTTTGTTGTAAGCATCCTCTTTCTGATAAAATATATTATTAACATCAGCATTTGGTAAGCCTCTTTGTGCTACTGCGTCGGAATACAATTTCTCAATATTATTTCTTGTAGCCAGCGGATCACCAGTTTTACTTAAATCCTTGTCATGGTATTCTAATATTTTGGCGTGAATAAGAAGAGCTGTACCACTAACATCTCTAGATCCAGCAATGTTTGCTGCTGTTTTTGCAAGTGCAAGATAACCATCTTTAATAAGGTTATCTGGTTTACCAAATCTTTTCTCCTCAGCTGCTGCCATAAGTTTTATAGCTGCTTTTTTAACAGTAGGATGTTTAATACTATTAATAAACTCTGGAGTAAGTTTTGAATTTTTATATTCAAAATTCATACGATCCGTCTCTTCACTTTCTATCTCAGCTTTAGCATTGTTTAAGAGGCTTGTTGCATATGCTGGTAGGGTAAACCCT